TGGCTGTTGCGGCTGTGCCTGCTGCAGCAGCGCCGAGGGGTTGAGGGGTGGCATCGCTCAGGGATGCGCCACCGCCGCCGGTGCCGCTCGGATCAAACGGCAGATCGTTAAATGCCGTCCCGGTGATGGTCTGGTTAGGCGGGGTGCCCGTGACTGTTCCATCCTTCCCGGTCTTTGTGCGTCCCGTAAATAAACCCGTTACCGAATCTTTCTCATTCCACTTCTCGCCTTCAAGCAGTACTGGGTTACTGGCTGTAACCGCCGCCAGGGTGCTAAATCGCTGGCGTATTAAGGTTGATTGTGATTGATAAGTGGTCATGGCGGAGGGTCGCCATCCAGGATCAGCACGGGCACCTGGTCGGGCGTGATCTTGATCAGCGGAATGCGGCACAGCAGCCCATCATCAAGGCTCATGGGCGCCGTTTCGGCCTTGTAGGTCTGGCCATCAACCACCAGCGTTGAGCCATGGCCCAGGTTGCCGAACAATGCGGTTGAAACGGTCAGCAGGTAATTAACGATGTTGATCTCGCCGCCGAGAATCAGTTCAGAATTTACATCGAGGATCCCCACACCAGAAACGGCCCCGGCAGTCACGGGGACGCCGAAGTGGTCGAGGTCGAGGAAGATGTCGAGATCCTCGGTGAAGGCCATCTCAGCTGTACTTCTTCAGGCCAAAGCCGAAGCACGTAACGTTGCTGGATGCCGTGCCCGTCTCATCAGTGCAGCTCAAGCGAATGTAGCGCTTGAGATCATTGCTGTTCAGGGTGATCACCTGCTTTGAAGCAGCGTTGCCAATAACAGTGAAACTACCGCCGGTGGCAGCGGTATAGGTTGAGTTGTCGGCCGATTCTTCAATGCGGAAGGTTAGGCTATTGCTGGATCCAGCAGCAGTGGCGGCCAGGATGATTTGAACATCACCCTCGTATCCATGCAGATCCACGCCGGTCTGGTTGCCGGTTGCAGTGATCGTAGTCGTAGTCAGAAGGGTGAAGTGCTGGAGTTTGTCCAGCGAAAGCTCATGAACAGCCATCGGTTCCTCGGGGGTTGGGTTTACGGGAGCGAGGCTTTGCAGCCTCTGGAGCGGTGATCGCCACTAGATCAGGATCCGAGGCCTGCTCGGCCCTGCCCATAGACAGCAGGAGCCGAGCGGCAGATGCGCTTACCTCATTGGCACCAGTGCCAATGGTCACCAGGTCACCAATCCGAACAGTTCGGCCGGCGATCGAGATTTGACGCAGCATCCTGATCCTCATGGTCATCACAGGGTGTTGTTGCCGCGGCAGAAGGCCTGCGGGTGGCGCACCGCGTAGTCGATGGCCTGGTGAGCCACAACCCGGATGTTGCCTTCCTTGTCCTCTGAGTAGGGGTTCACCTGAAGATCGACGGCACCGAAGAGGCCTAAAACAAGCTGGCTCCAGACACCAAAGAACACGTCACCAGTTTCCACTTGATTGGAGCGGGTTACGGGATAGCTGTTCACGGTGCCGCCAGGCTCGAGAACGAACTGAGCGGTGTTGGCCGCTTTCTCGGTGGTCTTAAATCCACCGTAGATGGTGGCGTTTGTGACGTAACCCATGACGTCAATGTCCGCATCATCGGCCGCAACTAGGGTCTCCATGTCCACCAACTCGGCATAGGTGGGCTGGTTTGCAGCGAAGTCCTTGGTGTTGATGTCGGTTGTAATCTTGAGTCCTTCGGGCTGAGAAGAGGATCCCAGGCCGTAAAGAGCGACCCGCGCTTGCTCCAGCGCCATTACGGTCACGATGTCGTTTCGGACAAACGTCTCCACGTCGATGGAGCTTTGCAGCATCAGCGAGCGAGAGAAGCGGGTCCACGCGCTCATCTCCTTGAGCGTCATTGTGACCTGGCCCACGCTGGGCTCAGATTCAGCAGCAGGTACGCCTTCGCCCTTCCAGTAAACCTGGCTGGCGCCGGTCTGCTTGGAGATGCCTACGGGCCCAGTCAGGCCAGACAGGATGGTCACGCCAAGGCCAGTCAGAAAGTTGCGCTTACGCAGCAGCTCGATGAACGACCCGGGGCGGGGATCGCTGAAAATCAAGTCGCCGGCGGAGGAAGCGGTGCCAGCAGTCAGGCCCCGGCTAAGCACATCGTTCGCGATCAGCATGCCTTTGGGCTGGAGTTTCATTCGCTGCGCAACGGTGTTGCTAACCTCGCGCTCAAAGGCGGCCTCTTCCTGGAAAGCGCGTTCGTTGGGGAACAGCTGGGCCCGCATGCACTTCAGGAAGCTAAATTCGCGGACCTCTTTGTCGCTCAAGCCAATGTCGGCAGAAGCGCCAGCGATCGGCTGGGGGGGGGCCTTGGGAGTGGCGTGCTGAATCGTGCGCTTGCCGATGGCACCAAGTATTTGACGCATGGCGTCGGCTTCGGTAGCCCCGCTTTCGATCAGGCCTTGGGCCAGGTCGTCGGACCCGTGCTCACGGCAGAGAGAGGTGATGGATGCGACGCGGGAGCGCTCCTCGGCCGCAGCCTGAGCCCGCACCTCGTCGAGATTGATGGTGGTTTCCACGGGTTGTTTCGGGGGTTGGGTTGGGTCTGCGGCCGGGGCCGCGTTGCCGCCGATTGCTCGGCCTTGTCCGACGGTGGCGTCGGCTGGGATGGAAACGGCCGAAACCTCCATCGGCGTAAACGCTGTGACCAGCGCCACGCCTTCACGCGATTTGAGATCAAACGGCGCATCGATGGAGTACATGAAACTGACGTTGCGGGTGATACCCGCCTCCCAGTTCTGCCGCACCTTCCACTCATCGGAGCCTTCCGCCTTGGTGTTTGGGCTCCAACGGGTGCGAACCATGCCGCGCCCATCACCGCCCTGCCAAGCCTTCTCAACTCCGCCAAGAACCACATCAGGGTTGTGGTTCCAGAGCCATGGCGCCGCCCCTGAATTGAGGCGAGCCATGTTCATCGCGCCGGGCTCATGGCTGAGAACTTCCATCCCGAAGTAGCGCTCAACTGGCTCTTCTGAAGAAAAGCTGAATTCAACCACGTCAGGATCGTCGTCCGCAATGCGCCAGTTTGCCACCACCGCATTGCGGTAAAGGGGCCTGCTGGTGTCGCGTTGTTCCATTGGCGCGGCGCTTTCTTCGCTCATGATAGCAAGCCTGATTTCGCTGGTCATGCTGCAGTGGCCTCCGAGTCGTCTTCGGGGTCTGGTTCGCTGGGGTCTTTCGGCTCGTCGCCGGCCTCCGGCTTGGCGTCAGGGGATCCGCCTTGCAGGTCGTCGGCGGGGTTTGATGTGAACTGCAGGCCAAGCTCTTCAGCCCGGTTCACCTCGGCTGCGCGGGCCGCCAACAGATCCTCAAGGTCGCCGCCGCCTGACGACTCGGCGACCACCTGCGCTTGCAGCTTGAACCCGCTGCGCACCAGCTTCTCGTTAGCGTCTGCTTCTTTCTGTGGATCCACAAACTCCCAGCCACGCGGGAACCACCGCACCGCCTCATAGCGCTCAGGCGCCAGGTCGTAGCCAGGAAGCTGCAGGGTGCCGGCGCCAACGGCAGCAGCCATCGCACGCTCAAACACCACCTGGCACGTGTCTTCAATGATCCAGTCCTGGAAGCTGCGCCAAAGCTCCAGCACCTCCAGCCGCTCAAGTCGGCTGCTGCTGTAATTGGACTGGCTGTAATCCGCGCTGATTGTGGGATAAGGCACGCCCGAGCCGGCAGCCAGCGAGCGCAGCATGGGCCTCAGGAAAGCCTCGTATTGAGTGTCGGCGTTGCCCAGCTGAGGCACCACAACCTCTTCGCCTTCTGCCAAGTGCTTGAACACGCCAGGCTCAAAGTTGGTCACCTGATCGCCATCCTGCACGGCCTCGCCTTGTAATTTGCCTTCTTTATTTTGAATAAACCCCATAAGGCTGGATCTGGCGCGCTTGCCAACTACTTCGGCCTCCTCAAAGCCGGCGACGTGGTGCATCCGTTTGATGCTGCTGGCAAACCACGGGACCCCTCTGGTCTGGCCGGGTCGCTCAGGGATGAACAGGTGAATGATCTCCTCAGCTGGTACATCAGTGGTTCTGTATGCGACGGCGCCTGACACATCGCCAGGATGGCGGGTGCGGAAGCGGTAGGCGATCGGCCTGCCCCAGCGGTTGACCTTCACGCCCATGCGCCATTCATTGCCGCTGGCATCGGGGCCTACGGTGTGCATCTCGTCGCAAAGATCAGCCTCAAGAATCTCCAAACCCAGCGGCGTGCCGCTGTTGCCAAATTCTTCTGGGACCAGCCGAATAAAGACTTCTCCTGATTCAGGAACAGCGGCCATGGTCTGCCGCAGAATGCGAAAAAACGACAACTTGCCGGCGACGTCAATATACTCCTTGCGGCAGTAGCGGCGCCACCAAGCTTCAACCCGGTCGTTGAGTGGCTTGTCCAATCGTCCGCCGCCGCGCACCATCGGCACCCGCGACTGCATACGGACGCCACGGCCGATTACGTTGACGACAATGGCCCGGCGTGCCGCCTTCACATAGTCGTTGTCCCTGAGTAACTGCCGAGAGCGATTGCGCAGTCGCACCAGGCTGCCGTCGATCTCGGCATCGGCGCTTGTGGAGCCGGTTACCCAATCGGCCGTCAGCCGCGACACCAGAGCGCCTTCGTAGGCGCGGCGGCCGCCGCGTGGCGTGCTCTGGGCCCGTTGCTTGTGCCGTTTGCCCCCGCGCTTGCTCATCGCCCAAACCTCACAAACAGCGAGCGCGGATCACCCAGGCCGGCGGCCACCTTCTCGGCGGCTTTCTCGCGAGCCACGATCGCCTTTAACTGTGATTCCCGCTGCATCAGCTGGCCCAGGTCGGCGGCGTCATATCGCCTGATGCCGATGGTGATGCTTTTGGCCCCCTTGTTGATGATCTTGCGGATCGCGACGCGGACCTCGTCGAGCTCCACTTGAGCCTGACTGCGGCCATCAAACGCGCCGGGGCTGCCGGCGTAGCTCAGGCTTGCCAACACCTCAACGCTGCCAGATCCCACAGTGATCACCGTGGCGCCGCTGGTGATTCGGC